AGGATCGGCTACTCTGCGGTCGTAACCAAACTCTCTTGCCATTGTTCCGGCTTTACTAATTGTCTCATGGACTTCGTGAAGCTTTCCAACAGATTCCTTTAGAGCAACATTATAATAGATAAGTAACTGTTTTGGTAATTTACCAAGATCCTCTTCATTGAGATCAATGAAATCCTGGCCATCGAAGTGTATCGAGTATCCTTGCTTGTGAGCCTTAAGAATATCCTCGATATTAGAATCTGAACCTATAATAAGTTTCTCTCCGACTTTATCTCGGACTTCCACTTTCTTATCTTCAACTTTCATTTAATTTTCCTCATAATTATAGCATAATTTTTATATATTGTCAAGCCCGTAGTATTAACCACGAATCGACCCAGCTTTTTTAAGTTCGGTAGCTCTATCAATCAAGTAATTCTCATCGGCAATTCCCTTAACACGCATAGTCTCCATCCATCTATTCATACCTGGAGTGACTTGCTTACGCGCAGGTCCAGCAGGTGCTGAAGGACTACCAACATTTGTGAAAGCTGGCTTAGCTTTAGGACTAGATTCTGCGAGCCTAGCCGCGAGTTTCATCTCAATAATCTCATCCAGATGTTCTGACTTAACTGCGTTAAGAGCTTTCTTGTAAGAATCCGGACCACTAATTTCCTTAGCAGCACTTTCAACTTCATCCTTATACTTAAGATAGAATGCCCTGGATTCATCGTGAAGCAATAGTTCCGAGCGAGCATTAGCTCTAGTAGCCGATCCACCAATTTCCTCAATCCTAGAATTGAGTCCATTAATCACCGGAGACAAGAACTTACTAATCTGAGCCGCTGGATCAGATAATAGATCCCTGTTCAGTTCTTTCTTAAGAGCTTCGTAGTCGAGCTTCGGAACCGGGGTACTACTAGGGGCCTGATTAACATTAATGCCGCCAGAGAGCTGTTTTTGAAGGCTCTGTATAGACTCTAGTGCGGTAGCTAAAGCTTGACGATCAGTTCCTGCATTCTCTGCTGCTTCCTTAGCAAGTTTCAGTTCTGCGAGCTGACCTTCAGCGGCTACCAAATCTTCTGACTTTTCTTTACCATAAGCTTCAGGGTCAACTATTTCAAGTTCAAACCCAGTATCAAGATCAGCCTCCTGGCTTTCCTCGACAGCTTCCGTTTCCATCTGAGCGAGTTCATCGTCAGTTTTTAAAATATCACCCATTTTCATTTCTCCAATATATTATCAATATCAAAAAGTAATTGCGCGAACGCCATAATACTTCCCTGTGTCCTATACAACGAATTAACGTCAACCTCAGATATCATCCTCTCCAGTTCTCTGCGCCTGAGGTCCTCCAGGACCAATTTGAGACTGATCCGGAATCCCCCCTCCCATGTTTTGAGGTCCTCCAACTGCTGGTCCGTCAATACTCCCCTGTTCAGGAGATCCTGCTGTTTCGCTGTTACCTTTAAGTTTGATCCTTTCAACCATAGCCTCCTTTTCTTTATCCGCCTTAGCGAGCAAAACTTCCATATCACTGTAGAACGGCAACAAATCACCGATCTCTTTCTCATCAAAGTTCTCCAAGATTCTCTCAAACAACTTAGACATCCCAACAAACGTAGTTGCAAGTACTTCTTGCATTCTTTCCATACCGGGCTGACTCATTTCCTGACTTGACATCATAGCCACATTTGCAGCTAGTTTATCCATAAAGCCACCATAAAGTCCAAACAGTTGAATAAGAGCCTGCTGACGTTCCCGAGTTTCCTGCTGTATATCAGCCATCGAAACATTAAACTTAAATTTACCAGCTATCTCTTCGACAGGAGTATCTAGAATTTCCTGTATCAATATCTTATCTGACTCAGGCATAGAACTAATATCTACATAATCTTTATTACGTACAAGCTGCAAAAGCATTAGTTCGCCAATTTCCTGATACCCATTAACTGCCAATTCCAAAAACGCTTCCAAGTAAGCATTGCCTTGAGCGGCCAAGAACTGCGTACCAGTAGCTCCAATTCTATTACCTTCCCCTTCTGCCTGCTGTCCTACCATCATCGATGTAGCCCCTGTAGCTTGGTCAGCATAGCTTTGAATCTTATTCTCTAACATCATAGCTTGAGGTGTAACCGAAGGGAACTTAAACAGATTAAGATCTTCAGCAGGATTAGGTACAGCTACTGTTGCTCCAGGATAGATATCTTTCCCAAATTCTAGACCAGATCCTTGTCTAGTAACTAGGAGACCCATATAACTAAGTTCATCCGAATTAAATGAATTATTGAATACCGATTCAATCATAACCTGCAAATTGGATACCATATCTCCGATACCCATACCATACAGTAACCTAGCGAATTCCACATACGGAATCCTGGCAATATCTCGGCGACCTAGTGTATTATATTCTACACGTAATATAGTATTAGACTCATGTTCATAGTGTATGATAATATCCTGGGGGCGCCCATTACCTTTAATATCAAAGAACATATTAACTTCAAAGATTTCATATTGCTTATTTTGATCAGCAGTATTAATCTCCTCGGTAATTCCAGCATTAGCCATAGATGCAACTTTGTTCTCGTCAAGGCTAGAGTTCCGTGCCCATACCTGATCTACGTCAGTGTAGAATTGCTGAGCTTCCAAAGTCTTAAGTTGATGAAAATACTTATACTCCCTCACTCCGATCCAAGGTGCTTTCTGAATATCGTTCCAGTGAGGCCTTGTAAAGAAATCTTCAAAATTAATAATATAAGGTTTCGGGCAAGATCTTACTTTCTGAGTACGTTCAGTCATAGTCCCTGTCTCAGGATCAACTACAGTAAAGTAACGCTCTTCAACTTCGAATGGAACTTTAACAAACACTGTCCCGAAAGACGCTTTATCAAATTCTAGTGGCCACACAGCTTTTCTAAATCCTGCTTGATTAGGATCATCAGTTAACTTCTTAATAAACTTAGTTATACTCATAGCATGGTCGGCTCTGTCTGCATCTTCAGATTCGTAAACAAATAGAGGATCTTTATTAAGAATAGCTTGCACGAACTTAGAAACAACAGAACTGATTTTAGTCCACATTAGTGGAGGAACAGTGTTTGCAGCTCCATCCCAAGGAAAGTCCTTAGTCTCATGCTCAGGCTGTATACGCCTCTGTCGATCAATAATTAGATTTCGCTCGATCCTTTTCTCACGACCAGCTTCTGCTTTAGTGTCCCCAATTTCTTTCTGCAAATAAGCTAAAATATATTCTTTCTGTTCTGCATTAAGTATATCGCCACTAGGATATTCTAGTTCCTTTGTATCTTCATCAATACCTTCTCTGTCAATAATATCACTCATATTAAACTCCTGTAACTGAGCTGGCATATTTTCTACGCCTGTTCTTAAATGATTCTGAAGACTTAATATCTACAGGATCTCTAGGTAGCCCTGAACCTATATCAGCCAATACTCCGGCATCCATAATATCTTTCTTGTTCCCTCCAGGAAAAACTCTAAGTTCTTCCATAAATAAATCTCGTATAGTATTATTTAATAAGAACAGATTCTTCTCTAGTCTAGGCTGATAATAATTTCGAATCTTGACATCTTTATCTCCTCCACCTGTTACTGGATAAAGACCTATATAAATCTGTTTCTCAGACTGCGCTCGAAGTACATTATTATAAAATATTGCAAACGCTCCCATCTTTTCCAGATTAGTCCTCTTAACGTGAGGATAAAATTTCTTAAACATATAAAACATACGCTCAATGAAGTCATCTGGTTTCCAGTAACCAGCTTGCAGATCTATAATAAAAACTCGATCCTTATAATCTTTAGCCTGGATAACTATTGCAGACCTTGATGTACGATCTGTTTTCTTAGTATCACTTGCGGCAGGGTCAATACCCATAGTAACAACACACTGGTCTAAATTAATAACTTCTCTATCTACAGAATTACCAACATGAATCTCCCAGCCTACAGCATTACTAAAAGAAAGATCAAAATAACCTGGCTCATACTCAGCTAGTTCAGACACAGTAGCTAGGTAAGGATTGTTCTGATACTGTAGTAAGAATCCCCAAGGATTAGTTTTCTGCAACTTAAGTAAAAATTCCTTAGACAATTTCTCAGGATAAATAGGTTCATCATATTCTAAAGCTTGCCTATAGTATACAGCCCATCGACCATCTTTTTTAGGCTGGCACTGAACAGGCAATTCTTCAAAGTACCCAGCACTAGTCTTATCGTTAGCATCTTCGGCTATCCAGTCATATGCGTCGTCTATTGCATATCTAGTAGCAGCTAGAAAAATCCTACTCTCTGAAGGATCAATAAGTAAAGTGTCTGAGTTATTCATAAACCAGTTCTTAGCTTTAATCATGTCTGCTGTCACGATATGATCTGCGTTAAGCATTTGTTCACCAACTAGGTCATCAACGTTCAATAGATCAAAGTGGTTACCAGCGGTAGATCCTCCAGCTCCCAAAATTTTAACTGTAGGTTCAGGAAAGTATCTCGTACGTGCTGGAGTAATAAAGGAATCCTGAGTCCAGTTAGCCTGAACTATGGTTCCTTCTTCGTTACGCTCTGGAGCAAAGTCAGGGAACAATAATCTAAGGAGATCGTTCTGTTCAAAGTTAGCCTTAATTACATCACTAAACTTTCTAGCATCAATTTTAGTTGCTCCGACAATACCAATACGAATATCTCTATTTCTTACAATCTCCCAAGTGTTAGCGCCATGAGTTCCTATAGTAGTTTTGAGACAAGACCTGGGTACAAGCATTGCACCTCTCGATCCTGGTGTGAGCAAGGATTGACGAAAGTTACACATGTCAATATGAAGATGGTCATTAAGTAAGTTATACGGTCCAGCATAACCAAGTATGAATTTCTCAAAGTACCAAAGAGAACAAAGGGAAGCTTGCTTGAAAAGTTCTAGAACATTATCATCTATGACTTCTATGGACTTATTTGCGATTTCGTCAATAATTTCAAAATCGTGGGGAGTCCC